TTTTTACCAAGCGACTCATCCAGTTCAAGCGAGTACCCAGAGAAAGAAAAAGACGAAGATATAGAACTACAGATTGACGAAATGATAAAAAGCGTCGCTACTATAAAACAAACTGCTCTACGCCTAAAAACAGAATACGATAGTGTTTATGATTCCTACATGAAGCATAACAGATTAACGCAGGCCAACGCATTAACACAAAGTAGCAATATAATAACACAAGTAAATAGCGAAAAACAAAAAGCGGAATCGTTGCTGGTTAAATTGGAGAGTTTTAATTTGGGTGTCACACCACAACATTCCCTGATATGGGTTTGGAACTCAACTACAGATGATCTGAAAATAAATATTATACAAGAAATCCTGAATAATTTGATACGTAAACAAGAAAACCTCCTCAAACGTGTAGAGCGTGACCGTGTAGAGCGTGACCGTGTAGAGCGTGACCGTGTAGAGCGTAAAAAAACCTAACCACCATACACCTCGCATTCATACTCACTCACTCCCCTGTACTCCACAAAGCGTCCTTTCGCATATTGTGCCATCTCGATTGCCTTATCAAGAGAAACAATCGCTATACCGTCGATATTATCACTGTTTTTTCCATCATAAATATCCATCTTATTAATATAATCATAGCATTCCTCAAAAGTGCCCCAAATAATATAACCAATTCTTTTATATCTAATATCATTCTTTTTATTGATTACATTATCATTTCTCATATAAATACAATTATTGATTTTGACAGAATAAATTTTAACATAATGTTTAATTTGTTCTTTTACACCAAATTTATTCTTTATACAACCCATATATTGCGCATCACAACATAATTTCATCTCATTTGGCATCATATATAATTCTTCACATATTTCTCTTTTTGTAGCGTTCTCGTATTCATTCTCATAAGCATCATTTTTATTAACAAAACCAGAACCAACTGATTGTGTATCTCCACCAGTCCATAATTCATTCGTTGCTTTTTTATTTTCACCATAATAGGGGCACATAATGAAAATATTTTTGTCATTATTTTCTTTTTTTAATTTTAATAAACTTTCTAAACCACCAACCTGAGAACATTCTGAAAATTTAATTTCACTTGTTATAATATTTTTGTCATTAAATTTTCTTACATATTGTTTCATTTGTTCTATTTATATGAAAAATAAGAAGATATGTTTAACATAATAAAAAAGAAAAAAAAATAAGTAAAGAATAATAATATATAAATGGAACAAGACGAAATAGATATGAATAATGCTTATGAATGTATCCAATCAATAGACATTGATGATATTGATGATTTGACAACAAGCGAGTCTCTAGATCATATAACATTTTATCAAAAAGAGAATACAAAAAAAAATAATATGTTATTGTCAAATTATTTTTCACCAGAGAAAATATTAGAGAAGAAATATATTTTGAATACATATAATTTAATAAAAGAGATACTTGTTATTGGTGTATTACATGTAATATTGGGTATCAGCAATCCAATGTTTAATATTATAACAATTGATGGAATAATATCAAGTCTAATATTTTATCTAAATTTTGTAAATATAAAAATAGATTTCTTAGTTATATCAAGATTAGACACAATAGAAAGATATATATATTATTTGTTGTTGATAATAAGTTATTATGTATTAGATTACGTTTTATGGTTCAAAATTTCTGGATTATTAGTATGTAGTGCGAGTATTATGATAAGTCCAAATATTATGGCACAAATAAGTAGCATTACTAATTACAGAAAAATTAGCAATGTAATTCATATTGGATATGACAATTTAATAAAAAAAATAGTTTGTAAGCAATTAGCAAAAATAATAAATCTAATAATATCCAAATGCTTGAATTGCGAACATAATATAACTTATGAAGAATTATTGCCTCATTATGACAAAATAGATTTAGCAATTATAAAATTATTGATAAGCGCTTGTATTTTTAATTATTTTGACAGCAAGACAATACTAAAATATCCACTCATAATTTACAAAAATATAATGATGAAAAATAGAAAATATAATATAGCAAATGATAGAGAATATATTATAACAATTTTAAAGGACAAAAGATTGGATATGTTTTTGGATGTATATACATTAAATCGAGTGATAAGATTATTATCAAATGATACACAAAATAAAAGTAATATACTCACTGAACAGTATGAGTATATGAAAAAAAGAGTTGCTTTTAAGACAGGACGTATAATGATATGTTGGAATATTATGGGTTCAAGTAATATATTTTTTGGATTGCTAAGTTATTTGCTTTTCATAAGTGATACAAATAGACCATTGAATTATCTAATAAATACACTAATATTTTGTATAATATCATTTCTAACAGAAGAACGCATTTTAGTATTAATTGCTTGTGAATTATTTTACACAATAACAAATTCAAAATTATTAAATGACATTGGATATGATACGTATTGTTCTCTAAAAAGTGGAATAATTAATTTGTGTTATAGAATAAGATTAGAGACATTTTTGATAACATTTGTTGCTTCTTGTTTGACAATATATAATTATAATTATTTGAATATTGGTGCTCTATTATTATTAAATATAATAATCATACTAAAATTATACAAAACCTATAATAACAAGATACTAAAAAAAGAACCATTTAAAATAATAACAGAAAATACAATGTATATTAATAACAAAACAGAGAATAATGAAGAAGACATATTATTAATAGCACGAGATAGATTAATAGAAATATTTAGAAATAATTTACTAATAAGAATATTACAACCTTGTTCGGAGTTAGATTTCAAACAAATTTTAAAAATGTTGTTAAATACATTTATATTTATGATTTGTGGATATTTGTCATCATTTGAAATAAGACATATTTTAGCATTGCCATTTGTTATACAAAATATTGTGGATATTGTTTTGTAATTTTGATAAAACAAAATAAGTTTATGAAATAATTTAATTATGAAAATCACCCAATAATAATTTTAGCAAATAAATATTTCTCATAATTTTCACTCACTATTAGTTAACATACCCAATAATTACAATCTCACTAAATAATAATTATTTCTCATAAGTTTATGAAATAATTTAATTATGAAAATCACCCAACAATAATTTTAGCAAATAATTATTTCTCATAATTTTCACTCACCATTATTTAACATACCCCAAATATTACAAGAATAAGATATTTATTACGAGATACTAAAATAATTATTATGTGTATAATTTTTATTAACTATAATTTTGTTAAATAATATTCATCAAATGGTGTAATAAAATAAATTAATTCATAAATTAATTTATACATTATAAATATAATGGCAGCCGCACACGATCCAGATAGCGAAGAATTACCACCCATCGGTGCGATTGGTAGGATGGAAGCATTAAGAGACTATCTCCACCAATGCTTGGATATTGTGTTATTAAGCAATAAAACAGATGGTGTCATAATATATGAAAAAATGAAAAAATATGGATTTACTAAAGACAGACTACTATCTATTGTTGAAGAATTAAAAGCACGCACGAATGAGGAAGTTGGGAATACTTATAAGAAACAAGTACAATTAATGGAAGGAGGCAAAAAACTGAAAAAAAACAAGAAGACTAAAAAAACCAAGAAGGGTAAGAAAACAAAAAAATCTAAGACTAAAAAAACTAAGAAGACAAAGAAGACTAAAAAATCTAAGAAATCTAAAAATATCTAAATTTATTTCTCACACCCATACATACTAGTGAAATATCCTGGCACATACAAATAATATTTTTGTTTTGATAACGAATACATCACAAAATAATTACTAACTAATTTTTCACAATATATCTTAAATTCATTGTCTTCTATTTTATCAATATTAAATAATATTCTAGTTCCAAAATTATTTCTAATACATCGTTATTATAGATACTTACATTTATGTTCCTTGATTGTATCAAATTTATATCGCTTCAAGCAATAACCACAAGAGATGTTATTAATATTTGATGAACATTTTTTGATAAATTTCAAAGCACTATTAAATGTTGTTTTGTAAAATTCTTTGTTTTTTATATATTCTTCATTTTTCATTATTAATTTAATACATTTATCAATTTTATCATTATTTATTTTTATAATATAGTTAAAATATATTTTATCAGCATTACCAGTATTATATGTTTTAATTCTTACATTTAGATTTTTCGTATGTCCTAATTTATAATATGTCCTATTGTTGTTTCGTTGTTTAATAATATAAATATGCGACCCCTCTGGATAAACAATATTTTTTTGATTAATGACTAATTTTTTGTTAGATTTTTTAATTGATTTTAGTTTTTCATTTATTTTATCTAATTCTTTCTTCGCTATTTTATCAAGAATATATTTTCCTGTTTTTCTAATTTTAGGCATAATATCTTCAAAATATTTTTTCATAAATATTTTTGCGATAGGTTTTGTAGAAATACTCAATAATTCATATAAACCACTCTCGTTTATAAACGTAGTGTTTTTTTGCATATTAAAAGGTATCCCTATTGATGGGGATACCTTTATATTGTTATACTTTTTAACATTCTTTCTGTTAATTTTTATATTGCTTGGTTGTCTGAGAGTTTTAGAATATTCAAGAACCAACAATATGTCTTTTAATTTTAACCAAATATTTCCATCAACATCATAAACGACCATAACTTCACTATCATTTACTTTTATTATGTCATTAAAAAAATCCATAAAAAATACATCACTATATTTCCTACTCATTCTGTATAAATTATATAGATACAATATTATTTCTAAATAATATTATGTATTAGCACTAAGTTATACTTAATATTATTTCTCACACCCATACATACTAGTGAAATATCCTGGCACATACAAATAATATTTTTGTTTTGATAACGAATACATCACAAAATAATTACTAACTAAGTTTTCACAATATGTCTTAAATTCATTGTCTTCTATTTTGTCAATATTAAATAATATTTTTAGTGTAGCAATAACAGAAGTTCCAAAATTATTTTCAGATGTTTGAAACTTATTATGTGATATATCTGGAATTATAACAAATTTTTTAATACTATCATAACTATTCATAGACCACACATCATTATAACAATTAATAATAAATTCAGGTTTTTCATCATTTATTTCTAAATCATTGATATCTTCTTGTTTAAAAATTGGCAAATACGGGGGATGTATATCGTTAATTATTCTATTTTGAATAATTATCTCAACAATGTGTCTCACTAAATTAAATATTTTATTAGGATTATTGACATAAAACGATAATTCAAAACTATTTTTTCTTGCTACTTCAATATTTTTGTATGTATCATCCAAATATATTATTTTGTGCTCTGGATAGGTTTCCTTTAATTTTTTCAATTCGTTTGTTTTTCTATTTGCCCAATGAATAACATTTTGTGAATTAGAAGCAAATGGACTAATTTCATTAATATTTTCTGCTCCAATAATTTGAGTAATATTACTAAAAATCATATTATTTTTGACATATTCTATTATTGATTGTTGATGCCCTCTTGACAAGATAATAATTTTAGAATTATCAAGAGACGTAATATACTTGAATAAATTTTTAATTACTATTTTTTGACTATCTGTAAAATAATCATTTTGTATCTTAGGTAATCCACCACTATGAGTTGTTGTTAATGTTAAATCAAAGTCAAAAACAAAAATCATTATAATATGTATTATTATTATTTTATTAGTATGTTTGTCTCATTGATAATGTAAATATTTTTGATTTGGAGAATAATTATAATATATATGATAGATTGTTGTATATATCTAGACAAAAACATAATGTAATATTTGAACTAATTATTTGAGAATGAAAAATTATAAATACAAAAATAATAAAGAAATTTTGATGTTTTAAACTTAAAAAAAACGCACTTATTCGCAATAACAGAAAGATGAGATCACACATCAACGTAACCACGCTAGGGTTTGGAATCCTTCACCTGTTTTGCTATCGCACACAGCAGGATTTTGTATGCATCTGGATTGATGCTAGGATTTAACCTGACAATGTCATTTAAATGAGCACGAACTAGGGAAACTTCACCGTTCTTGCTTTTCTTGCCTAAAAGGATTTTACCCTGAAAAATTAATTGAGGGTCATCACCACCAATTGGTATCTCGTAAACGGGGGTATCACCAAGCTTTGAGCAGAGCGCTAGCACATTCATCTCGCACAGTTCCCCCTTGAATTCTACCAAATAGGTAGCATCGCCTATGAAACCCATCTGAGTAAATAACTCTTTGATTTGCTCCTGTTTAGCACCAGCACCCTGATCCTGCGGAAGGAATTGTCCGTTCTTCATTGCTTGTGGAAGAAAAGTTGCTTCATTCAAGCGCGCGGAAAATCCCGTGGCTAACGCCGACTGCTTACAACTTTGACCATTACAATGCGTAATTCTACGCCCATTGGCATATATGGTTAGGTACCAACATTCTAATCCTCCCTCCCTGCCACAAAAGGAACAACTAGGCAATCGCATAACATCAATAACACTCTTCATTGTACGTTTGAATTACATAAAAATAATGAGAAAAACAATATATTAGTTTTTTCAATTTTATTTCAATAATATGGACAAATAAAATGTAACTCACTATATCATATATTTCACTAAAAAGGGGACATTAAAGCAACAAATATAATTACATCTTCAAGGGTGTAAAAGTTTTATATTATTTTTAATAATAAAAGTGTCAATACATACAGTTAGACAATATTATAAAAATTATTTTTTTGGATTTTATTAATCTTTGGTGAATTTAATAATTATGAAGTCATAAAAATCTTAATAAAAATTGAATTCACTAACATATTAATACATTATGTATAGCATTATTAATAAAAAAGATGTATAATAATAACTGTAATTGCGCTAGTGTTGTATGTGCTTGCCCTTCTAATAGAGCAATAAATAACGTTTTACAAATTAAATATCCGTATTATATATACCCAGGAGCACCATTTCACGGATACGCATTAGACCCTCAAATAATTAAAATTTATAATACTGAATTAAATTTACTTAATTATGAATTAGAAAATATGAGAAGAAATGATAAACCAATATTATTTCATCTAACAATAGGTTCGCCAGCAGAAGCGCATCAAATGGGTTCTAATAATGAACAACGCTTTTACAAACATCAGATAATGCCAGAACATTTATATACATTTGCGCGTAATGGAGTTAATGTTGTGAATATTATTGTTAGTCCTGACAATTTAATAACACCATTATTCAAAGTATTAACAGAAGATTTTGCTATCTTGGATGACAAAACATATAAACATAAAACATTGCCAATAATAACAAAAATATTCAGAACAATGATGCCAACAAATGATGAAACCAGAAATAATAAATTTATGGATAGAGCAAAAGAAAGAAATTATTCAGAAATTCTTGAATTTGACACAGAATGTTTTAGACAAACCAGAACAGACAGAGAATTTACTTCTTTGTTTTACAATAATTTAAAAAATGTTATTGACAAAAATTCTGTTATGGGTGGCGTAAATACATGTTTTTCATTTGCCGTTTTCAATGATGACTCAACAAATGCGAGATTTAATAGTTTCACTATGTTTAAAGAGATTTTAAATTTTTATGATAATAATATTGAAACAAATAGTAATAGATTAATATTTGAATGGCGATTTGTAAAAAATAATTTTAGTGTTGAAGATAATGGGGGAAATAAAATATTATACGTGCCATTTGAGAAACTGATTTATAATGAAAATAATTATAAAAAGAATGATAGATTTATGATGGTTGAACGAGATGGGAATAATGGAGATAGGATTAGAGTTAAGTATGTGTTGTTTGAGAATATGTTGTTTTGATTTATTTTATTAGGGATAAGTGTTTTTCAAAAATTTGCGTAGTTGTTTATTCTGCCCATCTGCTTTTCTTATTACTTCCTCATTTGCCGCAATAGATTGATCTATTTCTTTTATTCGTGCTTTTGTTATTTCTATATTTTTCGCAAGTTCATGTTGTTCTTGTATCTGTGCTAGTTCTGCTTGTCTTTGTGCAATATTTAATTTTGTATTTGCTAATTCTAAATTATGTTCCGCCAGTTTGCGAATATTAGTTACCAATTCATTGGTTTCTTGTATATTTTTAATTAATATTTTATAAATGGGAGTTTTCTTTAATTTTTCATAATTGGGATTTACAAGTTGATGGGTCGACGGATCATTACCGCGGATGACACTATTAGCAAAAGACGACGCGTCATTAAAATTCGTAATTAACTTATTTATTTTAAATTTATTTTGTCTTAATAATTGTATAAGTTCTTCCAATTGATCAATATTATTGGTGGCATTGGCGACGTCGACACTATTTTGTTTTATAATTTTCATACTATCAACTAATATATCTTTTAACTCTATAATATGATTGTTTGTATATTCTAAATTTGCTTCTGCTTCTCTTTCTCTTTCTGCTCTTTCTCTTTCTGCTCTTTCTCTTTCTGCTCTTTCTCTTTCTGCTCTTTTTGCGTTTTTTTTTGCTTCTTCTGCTTGTTCTGCTAGTTGTTTTGCTTCTTGTTCTGCATGTATTGCTTGTATTACTTGTTTAGCTAGTTCTATTTGATTTTCTGTTTTAGTGATGAGTTCGCTTACTTCGTTTATACTGATATTAACAGACTCATTGAATACTTTGTTCTGTTCTTGACTACCCATATTGCTTTTAATATCATTGAGTTCACCGAATAATGTGGTGAGTTTGTGGTGGTTCAACTCGCATCGTGTGATAACCCCTCGAATCCATCGTAAATCACCATTATGAACACGCGAGTCGAGATCATCTTCTATATGTTTGATAGCGTCTTTGACTGTATCAATCCTCGTTTTAATTTCTAATAGTTTTTGAGACATATTGGCTTCATATGCGTTGAAACCGGGTTTGAGAGTGTCATGTTCGCGTTGTATTACTATTTGTGCGGATGCTTGTGCTGGTGCTTTTGCTTTTGCTTTTGCTTTTGCTTGTGCTGCTTGTTGTTTTGCTACTCTTTCTCTTTCTGCTATTTCTTTTTCTACTCTTTCTCTTTCTGCTCTTTCTTTTTCTACTCTTTCTCTTTCTGCTCTTTCTCTTTCTGCTCTTTCTCTTTCTTCTATTTCTGCTTTTTTTTTTGCTACTCTTTGTGCTTCTGCTTGTTCTTCTGCTACTCTTTGTGCTTCTGCTTGTTCTTCTGCTACTCTTTGTGCTTCTGCTTGTTCTTCTGCTACTCTTTTTATTTCGTTTGTTTCTCTTGCTACTTTTTCTTCTTCCTTTTGTGCTTGATTTTCTCTGTCTCTATATGGGTATTGCTTTGTTTCTAATAGTTCATATTGTTTGTTGCCAGATTCATCTGTGTGTAATTCGTATGGGCCTTCTAACATACCAGCATAATCAACAATAGTCTCAAAATCTTCCAGATATTCTTCAGAATCGCTAACACTATCTTCTGAATATTCTGTTGAAGATTTTTCTAGATTACGTTGAACTTGATTTTCCACAGTGCTATTTTTTATCTTACTTAATGATGTATTTCCGGTTACTTTCTCATCTTTTTTATCTTTCTTCGCCACACTCCCATTATATTGTTGTATCTTCGCTAAATATTCCCCCAATTTTGCCAACGCCTGCTGTCTCTGTAATAATCCCCAATACACTTGAATATTAGCATCATCTGAAGAATCACTATCACTTGATGTAATTATTCTTCTTCGCCTTCTTTTTTCTTTTCGTTCTTTCTTTCTATTCTTTCGTTCTTCGCGAGTTCCCCCACTTATAAAAGCATCCATTTATATTATAGATTTATATAAATAATTAATTACTAAAACAATGGTTCATATTCTTTTTGCCAGACCTATAAAAATGCATAATAAAAGTATTATTGGAGCACTTATCATAATTAAAAATCAAGTTTGTTGGTAATATTGTTGTATTTTTGGAATATTTATTTTTTATTAATATGTTCATTTGTCCTTGTTCATAACACGACGCAGCCCAATATCCATTTAATGAACCATCTTTATTAAAACAAATGTCTTTCACATTGCCAATACAATCTTTTAGAAATTGTTTGCCATTATTGCTGTTTTTAATAATGAAAACACCAGCATTAATTAAATCTTGCAACCTATGATTATCATCACCTACCAAAATATCACTGTCATATTTATTAACAATATCATTTATATCAACATTTATATTTTGAATAGCAGTGTCAGTATCTAACCAAACAACATAATCATATTTATTTGTTTCTAATTCTTCTAGAACCAATCTTATTTTACACCAATATACATTATGATGACAAGTATCTGTAAATTTATATTCATATCCATATTTATTAACATACTCATCGATATTTTCATTATGTTTATCCAGATACATTATATCTTTTCTATTATCAAAAGAAATAAAAAGAAATCTATTTTTCTTGTTTTTTGGGATTTTCAATTTATTATTCTCTTTTAATAAAGAAAAATTTGTATTCCCCTTCCTGTTATTAATAACATAATCAATGTCATCAATTGCTATGTTTATTCTATTTTTCTCAGCATTACTATGCTTAAATATGGCAAATACAAGGAATATTATAAATACGAAAATAAATACTAATCCAATTATTTTATTCATTATAATATTATTAGTATATTTTTGTTTTTATTGTCCGGGAAATAATAGAAAATATTACAAAAAAATTGATTTATAAACATTCTAATCATATTACATATATAATATTAACATTTTTAAGATGACTACAATGATTGCGAATCAAGAAGAACACAAAGAACTATCAACAAAATTTTCATCAAAAACTTGGGGTCTTATTGAACAACTCGTATCACCACAAGAGAAATCAGTCTATAATTCTATTTTAGAAGCAACACGATTATTGACACACGGAAATTCAAATAGCAATACTGAAATAATTGACACTTTTGTTCTTACTGATGTTTTATACAAAAGAATAAGAAATATATTGGTTGAAAATCAATTAGTAGAAAACATAAAAGAAATTTTTATGCCAATTCAAAAACAAATAAATTTGACTGATGATGAAATAAATTATATGTTTCAAAAACCTAAATCAAGCAAAAAGAAAAAGATTGGAATGACAGCAGATGAAATTAAATTGAATAATACTTTCGATAAACTAAAAATTTTTATCATAGAATTAATGACAATGTTTGACAATCTAAATCCAGACCTTGATGACATCTCATCTAAAACAATTATGGGTTTTAATTCTAAATATATTGAAATAATTGGTTTGACATTTATTTACATGAATAATTTTTATGTTAGACAACATCATAAATTTTCAAATGATGTACATTTTCAAACTGTATTAAGTGTTATTATTTCAACCAATAGATTTATTGAGTCTTGTGAGAATTTTATTGGAATTAATCCTGTTTTACCAGAGACAACATTAAAAATCTCACAAATATTTATAAAAGACATACAGTATAGTTATCAAAAATTGACAGAAAAATATCCTTTTGATGGCATTAAAGTGTGTAAATACGCTCCATCATTATTAATATCATCTCCTTATGACAAATATGTGAAAATAACCGCATTCAAACCAAGAGAACATCAAGTGAGAATTCTAAATGAAGTTCATAATAATTACGAAAATGGATTTTTCATAATTTATAATGCTATGATAAATTCTGGAAAAACAACATCAATTATTGGTTTGGCAAATTTAGCAAAACATTATAATAAGAAATTATTGTGTGTTTGTAATATTGACACTGTTAGAATACAAATGGCTACATTATGTTATAACAATGAAATAAAATTTGCGATAGGTTCTCTAAGAGATGACAAAACAATTAAAATAACTCATCATTGGACGACAAAAGATAATAATAGTACGGTTATTATTAGTAGTCCAGAAGTAGCAATTAACATACTCAAAAATGATACACAAGATAGTTATATCCTTTTTCACGATGAACCAACCGCAGGAAGTGATACAATGACACAAACAATCTATGACAATGTTAATGTCTTATTAAACGCTCCAAAATGGGTTATATTCTCGTCTGCTACCTCGCCAACATTAGAAGAAATGACACCATTAATCAATGTATATAAACAAAAATATGGAAATATACATATTGGTTCAATATACTCATCAACAATTAGTGTTAGTTGCCACGTGAGAGCATTTAATGGCACACTCATAGTTCCGTTCGCAAATTGTAAAACACGTGATAATATTTTAAGTGTTATACAAAAAATCAAAGAAATCCCATTTATTGGAAGAATGCTTTCACCTAATTTAGCATTGTGTTTTTACAAAATTATGGATACTCAAAACATTCAAAATGTTCCAAATATTCCTGAATTATTTAGAGATGTCAAAAATATGAAAACCGACAAAATTCGTGAGGTTGTCATAAATATGCTATTATTATTGTCAAGTGAAGATGATGAAATTATAACAAATATTTGTACCCATCCATTGTTCAATAATATAAATGACAAATTTGATATTGATAATATTGAAAACTCTAAATGGGAATGTATGACACTCATAACAACAAACAATCCAGTGTCACTTGTTTTGGGAAAATATATTGAAATCGAAGAAGAAACAACAAAATATTTTACTAATCAGCAACCAAAAAATGAAACAAGACAAATGTTTGTTTTTGACAAAGAAGAAATAAAAATAGTTGAAGCAATCAAAGATAATATTATAACATTATATTTCTATGGAACATCATATGACATACTAGAAATAATACAAAATAAGTTGTCATTGAGAAAATCAGCACTCGTAATAATCAAAAGTAATGAAGAATTTAAAATGACTTATAATATAAAATCACAAGATGAATATGATATATTGAAAAGAAAAATAAAACAACTTTATGGAAATTTCATAATGAAACCTATAATAAATTTTATGTATGAAACAACAGAAATAAGCGAATACAATATAACAATAAAAGAAACAATAAAAAAGAATGTATTTAAAAATGGTGTTTTCTCATCATTATTAGATAAATTAAGAGCAGAAGGAATTAAAAATACAAATGTAATTATTGATACATTTAAAAAAGAATTACAACAATGGAATATTCAAAAGGACAAAAAAGAAAAAGAATTAGGCGACAAATGTAAGAATAATACATTAACAGTTTATGAGAGAGCATTAGAAGAAAGAAAAATTTATGAAACAAAACCAAAGCATAAATTCCCCAAATATTTTCAATTGGGAACAAATGAGTATAATGCTAAATTTGCTCCTCATAATGAATTTGACAGAGAATACATTGATATTGACAAATTATTAGAACAAAATAAGGATATGAATGTTCCTGATGATTTGCTATTATTATTATTGTGCGGTATTGGCGTATATTCACCATCTAATATATTAATCAATGAAAATTATACTAATGCTGTAATAGAATTAGCAACACAAGGAAAACTTGCTTATGTTATTAGCGATAATTCAATATCTTATGGAACAAATTATCCCTTTGGCAAAGTAGTAATAATGGACGACTTTGTTGAAACACATTCAGTAAATACAATGTTTCAATTAATGGGAAGAGCAGGAAGAGTTGGCAAATTACCCAAAGCAACTGCTTTTGTCTCACAAAAAACAGGTGATACATTAACTGACTATGTTGTTAATCCATCTAAATATTCAATCGAAGCAAATAATATTAATAAAATTGTTTTGAGTTATAAGATAGACACAAGTATTCAAGATGAAATTAGAAGATTAGAAGAAGAATTAATGGATGATGATGAAAAAAGTGAAGAAGTTATAATTGATGAGAAGAAAAATGAAGAAAAAAATGAGGATGTGCCAGAAAATTGGGATATGTAATTTTTTATTTATACGAAATATAATTTTGTTTATTAATATTATTATGGCAGCCGCAATAGAACCATTTAGTTTTCTTTCGATAATTCTAAAATTATTAAATTTGTCTGATGTAAAGAAAGATACTATATTTTCATATACAGGAGAATATATACCAGAAACTAAAACCAAAACACATATAATACCAATATCATTATATCCTATTTTACATAAACAACAATCAATATTTGGTAATTTTATGGATTTGCCTGATTTTCTAAAACAATTTGGTCTAACAAAAATTATTGCTGATCCTAAATTTGATATACAAACTAAAGAAGCGCAAATAATGATAGAAAAATTTAGCAAACTTATAGATTGTAAATTAATATTTTATATATTAGATGCCACTAAGGTTATTAACTGTATTATATTTAATAAAGATAGTCAAAATAGTAAAATTATAATATTTGCCAATAAACAATATATTTTATATACAAAAGAAACAGAAATACCGGAAACAATTGTAAAAAAAATTATACTATATAATGATGCACAAATTAAACGACATAAAGAATTCATCGCAAAACAAGAACAAGCATTAGAGCAATATAAGGCATCAAAACCAGCACCACAACCAGCACCACAACCAGCACCAAAACAAGAATCACAACCAGCACCAAAACAAGCACCAAAACAAGCACCAAAACCAGCACCAATACGAGTCGTAACAGAAGGAGCAAGCGCCGTGCCACCAAAACTAAAACAGGTCGTGCCCGAAGGAGCAAGTGCAGTGCCCGAAGGAGCAAGTGCAGTGCCATATAGAGCAATGGCATATGAAGCACCCGAACAACCTATTGCAGGATTGAGATGTGATAAATGTTTTTCTATAAATAAATACTCATATCAAACTTGCCATGTGTGTGGTGAAGTTAAAATTAATCCAATTGATAAATCATTATTTGGAGATAACATAATATATATATTCCAAAATAATGGAAGCAAAGAGGGTTTTAAAAATCATTGTATGTTAATATCAATATTAATGTTTCTAAATAAAAATGGATATCCTGGTCTAACACTAACTAGTTTAAGAAATAAATTTATTAAACCGCCGGATAAGTGGAAAAAGGATGCTGAATATGATGAGATAAATGAAGTACAAAAAGAAATCTTAAAACAAATACAAGATTCTTATGAAATAGTAATTATAATATATGATACACGTGAAACAAATAAATGTTATTTCATTAATTTTAGTAAAGATGATAGAGACAGAACGCACTACAAAAAATGTGTTATTCTTCAAACATATGGACATTTTTCACTCATAGACTTAAAAAAAGAATACGCAGAGAGCACACCGACACCATATGAAAAATTTCCATTATTACAAGAATTAAGTATCGATTATCTATCACAATTTAAAGGAGGCAATCTCAATACCACCAAACAGCAATACAAACGATTGAAAAAGTTGTTGTATAATATGAATAAATAAAATATATATAATATAAATAAATGACAGATGATGATAAAGGAAAAGAACGTAATAAAAAATTAATAGACGATAACAAACATATGAAAGAATTGTTAAAAACATATAAATTTGTTGGTGATCCTATGGATAAAATTAAAATGTATGGAAATATCGTAGAAAAAACTAATCGATATTTAGCAGATGTTGAAATACGACGTTTATTTGATAATATCCGCGAATTAAGCAGACTTATCAATACTACAGAAGATTTATCGGAAGTATTTGAACCAGAAGCTAAAGGTGCTTATGATATTCCCAATAATATTAATGACATTATTAATAAGATTAATGAATATTACACATCTAAAATCAATCTTAATGAGTTTAATACTGGTGAATATACCTATATAAGATTATTGATATCAAAATTAATGGAATTAATAGAAGGAAAATGTTTAGAAAAAATACCTATTACAGTTATAAGTTGGCAAGGTGCGGAAATAACGAAAAAACAAATAGATATTTTGGCAAAATTTATTATATTCTTATTATCAACTACAAACATACATAATATAAAAATGAAAGATACTAAAAATTCTTTATTAAACATTATGGGTACATATTATAGCAAATTTTTTGGGGATGAAGTACCAGCACCAGCACCAGCACCAGCATCAGCACCCACACCAGCACCAGCATCAGCACCAGCATCAGCACCAGCATCAGCATCAGACATTGTCCTTGAAGAACAAATGAAAAAAGATTTCAAAGTTATTCAGAGACAAGATAGAGGAACATCGTGTGGAAGAAATGCTATTAATAATTATTTACGAAAAATATATTATAAATATAGTGGCGAAGATAATGTCAATATTGATTTACCCATAGATACTATCCCCAACCCACCAATAAATTTACCAAAATTAAGTCGTGAATTACATAACAAATATATAAATTTTGCCTCAGAACAAGGTGAAAATTATGATGTTTCTACATTGATATTTGCATTACAGTTAGCAGGTGTTAGAGTGAGTGAGATTAATGAGACTCCATTAAACTATCTTTTGAATAAACTTGCGCGTATTACTAATAGTAAAGGTTTGTTGATTAATATAGGTGATATTACAATATTAAAAGATAAACAATATTTTAGAGGACGACATTGGGTTTCGGTAAGAAAAGAAAATGATAAATATTATTACTATGATAGTGTTAGGGCAAACGGCATAGAATATGCGGATGTTAATAATTTTTATTTATTTATTTATAATCATATAGGTATTGATAAAATATTACGCATTTATGAGTTAGAACTCACTGGCACTCCTCAAATACCAAGCGATCTAACCAAACGATAACTCTAACAAAATAAGAATATATAGAAAAATAGTATTTAAAATTTATGTCCTATAAAATAGACCTATTCACATAAACAAATAATGACAAACCCCCAAAAATTATAACAGTGCCAACAATTAGCACTATTATTTTGTTTCGCACAATTCTAATATCGTTAGTTTGTCTAATATCAAGCATTTTCGTTTATTATGAATAATAAGAATTATTGTATATTCTTATTTTCAATTTTTAGACTTATTTTTTGATAATAATAATTATCTAATTCCAGATTAAAAATAATAGTATCAAGCAGATGAGAATATTCAACTGATGAACAAACTGAAACATAAGCAATATTTACAAAATGTATGTGTAAATGATATGTTGATGGATTGTAATGAATATATATTTTTAATTCATTGTCAGTCAACCCATAATTTTTATAAATAATATCCAAACCAATTTTCTTAATTTCTTTCAACATAATAATATCTTTTTGTGTTAAATCTCTTAGACTTCTCAAACTCTTATCAATAGGAAAACCAAGAATATGTAAATTATTTATGCTTTTATCCCATGTAAATGTTGGAATAAAAATATATTTGTCATCACGAAATATTACATTTTCTTGTTCTGATATTTTGTCAATAATATTGTAAATCCATTTGTCTTTATTTTTGTCATAATTTTGTATAAATTGTTTGTAATCATCATAAGTCTCAACAATCATTATTTTTCTTTTTGAGATTGGAGGAAATATATAGTGAGATTTTACAAGAATATTAATTTCGTATTGTTTGTAAATGTCATTTTCTAATATTAGTTTTTTTGAATTTTCATCAATTGAGATAATATCAATAGGTGTGTAATGAGAAAGCATTAATATGAGATTATTGTATTGTGCTTAGTAAATTAATATAAAAATATATTTTGTTGTAGTATTATAAGTATAATGGCAGCAGCGGATAGCATCATAAAGTGTCCCATATGTGATACTAAAACCAAACTGGGAACCGTATATTGTAATAAATGTGGATATGGTTTAAAAGTTACCAAAAATCGCCCATTTAAATTATGTGTAATAAGTAATCATGTAAATCTCTTAGAAGCAAGTAAATGTAGAATTGATAAGTCTGATTTGGTATATTTTGAAAAACAAGAAGAAGCGCGATCTTGCGGTAGAGTATTAATAAATTTTTTATTACAATGTGAAGCATTACGGATAGATATTACAACACCAGAACAACTCATATCAGATCCAAAAAAACAACAATATGATCTCCCCCCATTTAAATATGGTATTAATTCTCAGCAGTTATGTTCATATTTTGAAAAGTTAAGAATAACAAACTGTAAGAAATATGACTCCGCACCAGAAGATTATGAAGCAGAATTTATCATTGCTTCACTACAATATTTCGGTCATTTTTTAAAAAAACAATATTTAAATGTTTATGATGTTAATAAAATTATTTTTGATGAGCGAAATAATGATTTTTATATAATTCAAGTATTAAATTTTAATAAAGCAACACAACTTCCAGAACCATCCGGACATTGGTTTGGTGCGCGTAGCATTAATGGAAAAATTTATTATGCGGAACCACTCGAACAAATGGCAGACGACAATTTACAATTAGTTAGTTTTGATAATCTTATTGGGTTGAAGAAGAAGTTAGAAGAAAAACAACGACAAACACAAACAGAAACAGTTATGTTTAATATATATACATTTAACTCTACACAAAATCAGTCTAATTTTATGAATATTATTTGTTCTAACTGCCAACAACAATATAATAAAATTACCTTAGTGAATTTATACGAATTACCATTTAATAACAAATGTGAAGGATGTAAATACGAGTTCTCATATAATCAACTGCTAGTCCAAGAACAAGT